GCCACCAACCCCGCCCCCTCCTTTGCCCCCGCGAATTATTTCTCCATAACTACCCCTCACAACAATGTCATCATCACAGACGATGACATCCCCAAAGGAATGAATACAAACAGCATCGTAGTCCATTACATGACTATGGAAAATACTAATGAAGATATCATGAAGTCATCAGAGTTTCTCGATAACAACTACGAAATCACCAATATAACAACCCCTGCCTCAGCAACCTTTACTCATGTGACAATTGTTGCCAAGCCCATTCCATAATTATGTCGAATTATACTAAATGGCATCTGAAGAAGAATTGGAATATCTTAAACAGCTATCTTCACAATCACCTAACGCAGCCGAAGAAAGTCTAACATCACAAGAAATAACTCTCATCAATACGATAGTTACTAATTTTATGACTGTAAATGGGTTGCTTGCGTATGGTGGTCATGCTATTAATGCTATTTTGCCAAAAGAGGACAGATTTTACGTTGAAGGTGAAATGAACGATTACGATATGTTGTCACCACATGCAAAAGAGCACGCCAAAGCCTTGGCAGATATTTTATACAGTCATGGCTTCCAATTGACGGAAGTGGTCCCTGCCCTACACGATGGTACATACAAAGTGAGAGTAAACTTTCAACACATAGCCGATGTTACCGAAGTTTCAGTAAATTTTTTCAATGCCATGTTCAAACTGTCCCAAAATGAACGCAAACACCATAAATACATTGATAAAACGGTCACAACGTTCAATATCGCTCCTATATATTTGTTGAAGCACTTTATCATCAAAGAAATGGCTCTACCGAAAACAGCGCTGTTCAGATGGCCAAAGGTATACTCTCGTCTGGCGCTTGTTTATAAACATTACAATCCTTCGACTAAATTTGGAAGCGCCACAAAAGATACTTCCTCCACACTGTTAAGCACACCGTCAACGTATAGTAAGCTACCCGACGTAGTGCCCATCTATCAAAACATGATTGAACTCTTTAAGAAACACAAGATACCTTTGATAGGTAATTTCGCTATCGGTCTTCACCTAGGAAAAAACTTTATTGATGAAAGTCAATACGTTGTAGAATGTTGCAAGATAGATGAATTCTTCAGCATATTTGAGGTACTAAGCGAAGACCCTCTTGAAACTTTCGAGTTGCTCAAGAGTGCATTAAGTCCATTGCCTGAATCGTGCAAGCTGGAGACAAAACAGAGGTTTTATTACGGAGACATTATGCCGAATCGACTTCGGGTCTTTTTAGACGTAACGGTACCTGGCTCTAAAACTCCGGTACGGATCAGCCTAGCTACCATCGTAAGTATTAAAGACTACTGTTATTCTACTTGCGAAGTACATGGCTTAACCACAGGAACGCCATATACTATCCTAAGCTTTCTATATGCCTACTATCTTATTTATAAAGTTTTCGAAGGCAAAAAGATTGCAAACAAAGTCAATATGATGATCCATGCTCTAGAAGAATATGTAGAAACTCTTGATATGTCTAAACGATACATAACCACTTGTTTCGGAAAAGCCAAGTCAATGTTCGAGGTCAAAAAAGAAATATTCATGGATCCATCAAAAAAATACTTATATAGACCTTATGATTCGTTAGTCTAAAAAGGTCATTTGCAAACCAGCTTCTTGAAACATTTCCATGGAATATTTGAAGGAGTCTCCCCATCTCGGATCTTCGAAATCCGGTCTTTTTGTTATCAAAGCACTGATGCCTACTTGTATCAATGCTCTTGCACAATCACAACATGGAAACAGTGTCACGACCGCAATACTATTCTCCAAAGCGACGCCTTCTCTGGCAGCGTTGAAAATAGCATTCCTCTCACTATGCTCACAATAGTGATATTTCTGAGGTCTTTCCCATCTTTGCATTTTCGTTTCGTCAATACCCCTTGGCATTCCATTAAATCCACAGGTCCTAATGAGCAAACTTTCGGGAGCAAGAAAAAGCGAGCCAACTTTCGTGTTAGGATCTTTAGAAAACAACTCGGCCATGTTCTTCGCCATCTCGTAATATTTCAGTGCTTTATCTCGTTTCATTACTAATTAATAAATAATACTGGACCTTATATCATCAAACAAACGCTACACCATCGTCATCGGACTTTGTGCGCTTGAAGTACTCATTTTTGTATCTATCAGAAATCTGCTCTACTATCAAAGACTCGTCTATTTTCATTTCCAACTCGTACGAAGTTTTCATCGAAACAATCCCATTTTCTTTGACGCTCACATCATCTATCAAAATCAGGTCGGTGTTGTTGACTTTTACAAAAAACGCTGCGAGCATTGTATCCATTGTGACGATTTGTAGTTTATGACGCCTCAATGGTTTTGGAAGTAATTTTGAACTCGGTTTAATACTTTGGAGCTGGTACTCGTCGTTTTGACGATTGTAAGAAACTTTGAATTGTGAACTTGCCATCAACTTTTTGTACGCTTCAAACGCACCCTTCTTATCTACGAAGCCACATACGAAAGACCTGGCACTATCATTCTTGTAGCCACCTACATATACCTTGTTTTCTGTATTGTATTGAATCAAGTTAATTTGTCTTGGCATCATTTTAATATATAACGCGACGGGTTTAGAGTTCGGGATTTCAGGTGCCTAACACAAATTCAAATTTTATATTTCTTCATAGTAAAATGAGTCCACAAGCACTGACGACATTGATCGTGTTCTTGGTTGTTACAATCATGATGGTGATATCAGTGATTATGATTCCGGGTGCGGCGGGCGCAGGCGGCAAAGCCATTGCTGTGCTGGTAATCCTGGTAGTACTGATACCTACCTTTTTAATTCAAACATATACTGTAAACTGTTTGGTGACTGGCAATTGTAACATATTTGCTTGGATAGCAACCGTCTTTGTGGTAATCGTTTCCATCTTTTACATTATTTCAGCAATAATCTCTATAAATGCAGCTCGCAAGGTCAACAAAGCTGTAGATCAACAAAAACAAGTTGTATTGACACCTCCAGCAGTCACTCCATCAGTAGTTGCTACTCCAGCAGTCGTTGCTACTCCAGCCGTTACTACTCCAGCCGTTGCTACTCCAGCAAATGCTACGGCAACAAGATAATGTGCTTGATTGCATGCAAGCCGACATACTTCATACTACCCATATCTTATATGTCAGTATCCAAAAATTCCTCATCTGTTTCTATTTTCTTAACGATCTCTGGATGTATGTTTTTCATCTGGAGATCTTTGTTACGGGATATCTTCAGATATCCAAATATGTTGGGTGGCTCAAACATTAGTTCTTGCATATAGTTTGCATGGAGATCTAAGCTGATTAATTTTGTAGGAGGTCTACGAAAGTCTACATGCGTCAGAAAGTTGTGACTCAGGTCAACAATCTCTATATCCTCTGGTAGCTCGATATGTTTCAACCTATTGTTGTTTGCATAGAGAATGTTGACGCCATCGGGTAGCACAAGCTCCTTTAATCCCATGCCAGAACATGCAACTACCTCATAACCCTTTGGAACTACTATACTATCCACATGCTCACCATGAACAAACATTTCTTTTGCACCCATTTCAACATACTTGTGGATTAATTCATGAACATTATCTTGAGTAGCATGTTCTATAAATAGTTTTTCGTCGTCTAATTTGTATGTTGTTTCAAAGATATAAGAATACTTCATTCTCTATTAAAATAAAAATAAGTGTTTAAGTATGTCAAAAGCCGATAATATATTGCAAGAGATAACAACCATTACGCTTGATTTGTATACATATATGGTCACAAATAGACTCCAAATCGATACAAAAATATCATCATACGTCAAGCAAATCAACCCTCTCATTGCAAAGCTTGGTAATGCTCTTCAAAAAGATCAAGTAAACATAAAAGATTTTGTTCATGCAAATAGATTCAATATATGGAAGATACATGACATCTTATATGGTTCATATTCGAGAATATTTCTGAGCGATGCTTCATCTTCGTCATCAAACGACCTAAGGAAGTTGCATGATAAACTCGTAAAATCTACTTTGCATATAAACCAACCTAAGAAAAGATTTGGAAGGCTTGCCTCAGAGATAGCCTCCGATTTTTGTAAAGGGATCACATACTATCTGAATGATGCTATCGATGTCCATCCATTCTATCATAGATCCGAGTCGTGTGGCTCTGCAGCTCTAACTGCTCAACAAAAGTTTGCAATCATCAGCACGAATACAATTGCCACAAAAAAAGACAAACAACAATATGTCAAGAATTGTTATATCGAAAGAAAGATTTTTGATTACATCTACCAACACATATACAAACAACAAGACGTTAAACATTTACATGAATTAAAGACTATGGAAGCGCTGTACTTGGAATATTTCAAAGATATCCCCAACATACATCTTGGCTTTTTAGATGATTATCTAATGCCAAAGTACGTGACCTTAATATATAATGAAACTTCTGGAAAACGCATTGAAGAAAAGTATACAAAACTAAATGATCATATACACGCGACTAAACTAGTAATCGTAACAACCCCTACATTCAAGATAGAGCGATACGAAAAAGTACAACACGTAGAAGCATCCGAACAACCGTGGCTCAACAGCATATAAAATTTGATGTTCAAAAAAGTATATGATATTGTATGCCTAAGAAAATAAACATTCGATTTAAGAATTCGCCACCAAAATCGTATTTTACAGTATGTACAAACTTATCCTACAAACAAAACTTGTCTCTACTTCGATCACACTTTCTGTCACTACCAAGACTCGTAAATAAATCCTTAGAGCAATGTGAAAGCCTTCCATTTGTACTCGATCCAAACGACCCTTCCATTTTGCAAGTATACTCAATAAAAGACGATACTTACGTTTCTCCTGACATGGTTGTCGAAGATATAGTTTTACAGGCTTGGAAGCATGTTGTCTCAGTATATGAACAACTGAAAGAAAACATAGATGAGTATGAAACATTCATGGAAAGACATACGGAATATACTCAATACAGAATCAAGCAATTTGTTGAAGACTACGAAGATTTCATCAAACACGGTGAAAACCCAACTTGGATTGATTTCAAGATGCAAGTACGCGATATCATCTTTCATCATCTCAGCAAATAATATCACCACAAGCACTCAACGTCTTTGATGCAAACAATCTGTCTTGAAGCTTTACGTACTCTCTGGGTTGATCATTCGAAAACAGTATGTTGACCCAATTCTTTTTGTTCATGCTCCATTTCAGATTATGGATCCTGTCATCGATAAAGTAAACATCCTTATTAGCGAACCAAGCATCTACCACGTCAAAGACTTTAGATTCCGGTTTGAGATACTCAGAATCTATAGGAACATTATCGCCAATAAACCCATTTACCATGGAAGGATCGATGAAATTGATGCACCAGTCTCTTGGTGCATTGCTAAAGATGTGCACAGGGATGTTGTTAGACTTTAGCTTTGAGATCAACTTGTTCCAATCAGATAGATCTTTTTGAGCTTCGAAGAAATCATCACGGTTCATGTCAAATCCTTCGTAGACAAACGAATTGAAATCGTGTAATGTTCCAGCAGCTGTCTTGCCTATTACCTTCTCCAAGCCTAAAAGAGTGTGACCATATGTGTTGTACATGTACGCGTTGGCTTTTCTAGCGACAACGTCTGATTGTGTCATCAAAGCCTTACCTACATATAGTTCAGCGCGGGCTTTGACGGCACTATGGATCTTAGTGCTTCTCAAAATAACACCATCAAAATCAATCAACGCAACCTTTGTCATGTGTAAATAATATAACAAATCTTTAAATGTTGATAGCTCATAGAGGCAACTTAGAAGGCCCCGACAAATCTACTGAGAATACAGTAGAACAGATTGAGAAAGTCCTGAATGAAACTCCATTCGATGTAGAGATTGATGTTTGGAAAGTTGGAAGCCACTACTATTTAGGTCATGATGAACCTGTAGAACAAGTCACAACACAGTTCTTGTGCAATCCTCGTTTTTGGATTCATGCCAAGAATTACGATGCTTTGTCAACTCTTGTACAGGTTCTTCCCGCTCACATTCACGTATTTTCTCACGACAAAGACCCAGCAGTTCTTACGTCAACACGAATTCCTTGGGTCTATCCTGGTCAACAAGTTGATGAATCTGCCATCATTGTTATGCCCGAACGTACACCAGATGCATACACTATCAAACAACTTAAACACGCTAGAGGTATTTGTACGGACTATCCGCACAGGTACGTTCAATTGCTTGCAGAATTATAAAATCAATATAAAACATGCAAAACTTTGTTGGTGAACATTACAGATTGGCAAACAATTGGTTTCCTATACTTGACGTGGAGACACTGGCTTGCCGCCCTATCAAGTACCTAGAGATTGGTACATTCTTTGGCGCAAACCTGCTCTCTGTCGCAGCATCTTATGGACAACATCCTAATGCAGAACTGCATTGTATCGATCCTTGGATTGATTATCAAGACTATCCAGAATATCAAGGTCGTCAAGCTAGTATTTATGAGGCGTTCTTGAAAAACATAAATAACTCTGAGCACAAGAGCAAGATTAATATTCACCGAGGTTTTTCACATGTAGAAGTTCCTAAGTTTGCCGACGAAATGTTTGACGTCATTTATGTCGACGGCAACCATGAACCAGAGTACGTGATGGAAGATGCCGTACTCAGTTTCAGAAAACTTAAGAAAGGAGGATACATGATATTCGACGACTATGGTTGGGGAGGTCCAGACCTAACTCAACGAGGCATTGATGGATTCCTGAATGGATACCACAAGAAAATAAGGATTTTGGGTGAACGCAACACTCAAGTCTTTATTCAGAAGCTTTAGCGGCTATGAACGTCTGGAGATCCTTAGGAACACCTAAGCCCCACATCTTTGAACATTGAACTACTTTAATTTTTTTGCCTGCTTTAATAGCCTCATTGTAGACAGGGCATACATAGAACTCTCCATTAACGCGAATATCTTTATCGATCATTTCACGGGCATATTTGACAAAGTCGCCAGCACTTGACCAATAATAAACTCCAGTAGTCGCAATATCGCTGATAACAACCTTCTCTTCCACTCTCTTCACGAGTCCAAATTCATCAACCGCAGCATAACTCCATTTTGTATCATTTGGATCAGGTTGATGAAATACGCTAATGCATCCATCAACGTTTTGTGCTTGATACAAAAATGCATTGGCGTCCCATTCTAGCCATTGATCACTGTTAGCTATCAGGAGAGGCTTCTTACTATCAAGCATGCCGGCTTCATCGGCTAACAGAACTGTGCAGGCAGGCCCTTGTGTTACCGCGTCAGTGACAACGATGCTGCATCCAGGTGCGATGCCTTCCAGCACGTTCTTGAGATCCCAACGTTCATCCTCCAGGTGCTCACGTCTTACCACAAAAATAAACTTGGCTCCGTGAACATTCATGTTATCAACAACCCATTTAATCATAGGTTGTCCAAGTACGGGAATTAAAGGCTTTGGCTCTACCCATCCTTCTACAGAAAATCGGCTGCCCAATCCGGCCATAGGAATGACCACTTGAATGTCTGCATTCCATTTTGTGTCAATGATCATGTTTGAGTTTTTGATGTATGCTTCATTTATATGCTTGTTAATCTTGTCTAATGTGACGGCATCGGGGTTTGCTACAGGACAAACATGCGCACCACTCAATGTTGCCGCCACACGTCCTATGGGACTATCTTCGACAATTACAGCTTGACAAGGCGCTAAACCGTTCTCGACTAAACATTTCAAGTATATCATAGGATGGGGTTTAGTTGCCGAAACATCTTCATTGCTATATACTTTCTCGAAGAACTGAAATACATCCAATGCTTTCAGCATCTCGTGTAAAGTCATGTAAATAGAATTACTGCAACAGAACAGCTTGTATCCTCTATTGGTAAGGTCTTGCAGTATAGCAGTCAACCTTGGACAAGGTTTGATGCACTCTTTTATCAGATCTATGGTCATATCTTGTTTTCGTTGCCAAACTTGGTGGTAAAATCCAGGTGACAAACCTCTTTCTTTTGTTAGCAATCTTAGTTTTGTACTCGTGGGCAATCCATCGTATTTAGCTAGGTGTTCCTCAACAGAGATTATGTACTTTGCATCAATCTCCTCGAGAGCTTTGTTCAATGCGACGTAATGCAGATTCCTAGAATCGACTAATACACCGTCAAGGTCAAATATGACTGCTTTGATTGACTTGAACATTGATGTATCAACCATAGCTTCTATGATTATAATGAAGGTTAAAATATTTGTCATTGTATATTAACCATTATGCCCATCATAACAGATATAACTAAAGGTGCTGATATCGTTTATTTCACCTTTGGTCGATTTCAACCTCCTACCTCTGGTCATGAGCTCCTGATTGATAATGTTAAGAAGGCAGCTGCTAGAGCAAATGCGGATTACTTCATCGCACCTTCTGCATCATACAACTTTAAGAAAGGCGAACCCAAGAAGTTTAGACAAAGTGAAGTAAAGATTTCAGGTGCTGCCGTAGAGAATCCTCTACCACTTTCCAAGAAACTCGAGTACATGAATGTGATGTTTCCTGATACAAACCTTTTAGACATCGAAGCTTTGGGAGCAACAACGGTGTTTCAAATAATTGATAAATTGTTTCAAGCTAAATATACTAAAATTGTTATGCTGGTAGGTAGCGACCGCGTGGAAGCCTTCCAAAAAATCATGTCTTGTGTCGATGGCGTGAGTGTAGAAAGTATAGGTGAAAAGAGAAATGCGTCAGCATCCAGTGTCAAAGGTATGTCGGGAACAAAAATGAGAGAGGCCGCCGTAAAAGGTCAAATTGAAAAGTTTAGAGAGGGAATGCCAAGTGCTATTCAAAACATGGAAAAAAATGAGCAAGATGAATTTATATTGGATCTCATAAAACAAATTAGATACGGACTTAGAATAAAGGACATAGTTGACGAATTGCACCAAGGTGGTGGCAATAAAGAACACAACCTTGTTCGCTTCAAAGTCGTAAAAGAAAAGAAACCTAAACATTACGTACTTCGCAAGGATGAAAAGCCAGAGGCTGGCGCTTGCAAACGGAAAGTATGAGTTGAAGATCAATAACAATGTGTATTGGGTGGGTGAGGTGGATGGACAAGCGTATTGCGAGTGGCGTGTTGATGAAAGTTCTTCTTGTTTCCTTACCCATTATGATCCTTGGGAAGAGACTGAAAATTACATTAAGGCTCGTGAGATTGTCTTGCCATCTCTAAGAGAAGCTATCCGTGAGGCCTTTAAGGCGCTCCCTTCGGATATTGTGCAAAAACTAAGGAACAATATGCCTTCTGAGATAGGCTATAGTTAAGGCTACATATATAGTAAAATATAATATGGATAGCTCTAATGTATTCAAGGTATACGTGCGTGTAAAGAAGTCTGGGTTAACCGCAAGAGATGTCAATTTTGTTATTGACGCCAATGCACCTTTACTTGTCGATATGTTTGATGAGTTTGAACTTAAAGCAATCGGAGCACACATGCCCTATTGCATACTTGTTTTTCGTTTCTCGAAAATTCCCTGGAAAGTTCAAGGTTTTATCAGGTCATTTCAAAAACTTTTCGAAACAAATGAGTTTCTCGAGGTAATCATGATAGAACCCAATGAAGATGAAGATGCACCATTCACGCATAGAAGTTCACGGGGCGTATTAGAGATAATAGAGCCAACTTTTTGTGCAAGTAATGTAAATGCAGGAAATTAACGAAAATGCTGTAAAGATCAATCTGAAAGGTCATACATTATATCGAGGTGTACCGGCTGCCCAACTAACATTTGTAGTAAATGTTCCACAATGGTATTCACATGATTGTGAACACGACTACATCACTGAACTAAACCGACGTACTGTCGAAATTAGAGGTGACATATGGGTTGTGAATTTGAAACATCCACTGGTTCAAAATCTTTTGAATGTAGCAATCGATAAACTAAACAATGATGAGCTAATGGAAATTGTCAAAAACATCGACAACTCTTCTTCAAAAGAATACAAAATAGCGTATCTAGATGGAACAGACACACCGAAAGTAAGTCCGCAAGAAATCAAAACTGCGTTGAAAAGTGTTTACGGAGGTGTTTCAATGTACGAACAGATACAAGGTATGAGTGATGAGAAAATAAAGGAAAGAATCATGAAGATTGAAAAATTGCCCTCGTTTTTAAAGCAATTTATTAGCATGTCATCATATAGGTACAGCTATTACAAGTATGATAGACTTTTGGTTGTTCTTATCAAAAATGTATTTGCCAGACAATACGAGTTCTTTAAAGGAATCAAGGGTTGGTACCACCCAGAATGGCAAACACCATGGCATGACAAGTATCAAAACAAAACCCATATTTTTAAAACTGAGGTTGTGATATACATTGAAGAAGGTGTTGAAGTTGAAGAGACTGGCACTCCATCATCTACATGTCCCAACGCAGGTAGTCCATCGACAGGCACAGGCACTGCAGGTGGTGCAAAGAAAAATTTGTTATGCCGCCCAGCATCATCAAAAAAATCGAATGTTTGAAACTTTCCAACACAAAGACAAAGATAACTGACAAACATGAGAATACAGATCGCATCCGACCTTCATCTAGAAAGGTCTGAAAATGTACGATTTGATGACTTGATTGACTGCTACAAGAACGCCGAAGTATTGGTCTTGGCCGGAGATATTGGATGTCCTCTTCAACCATCATATAGTACGTTTCTCAGGGAGTGCAGTATTAACTTTCCGACGGTCATCGTTGTAGCAGGGAATCATGAGTATAGAAACTCATCAAGTCTTACTATGCAAACTGTTGATGAGTTGATTGCCACTATATGCAAAACCGAGACTGCACCTGGGCACCGCATGGTATATCTTCAGAATGGTGCAAACATCTGCGTTGGTGATGTCAATTTTATAGGAGCAACAATGTGGAGTCGTATTCCAGAGGAAGTGTTTTCCCAAGCTGATGTTGATATGATAGGTAAGACATACTTTGCAAACATGAAGGTTACTCAAGACGATCCGTTCACGGTAAGACGTTGCAATAAGATGTTTCAAGATTCTCTCGAACTCATCGCAAAATCCACAAATTGGGGGTGTGCAAATGGAAAAAAAAACGTGGTGATCACACATCACGCACCCTTCATGGAAGGAGCCTTTAAGCAACTCGAGCTTCCCAAAAGTTATCTGTATGCAACGGATCTATCCAAACATCTTAGCGGCCAACACATCAAAGCGTGGATTTTTGGACACACTCATTTTAATGACGTGCATACCATCAATGGCACGCTTTGTGTTTGCAATCAATATGGAGGCCAGGACCATGTGGTGCGTGGCTGGAACAAAGCCTTTACATTTAACCTATGATAACTCCGTCAATCAAATGAAGCAAACCGAATGCTCTATATATATGGTAAGGTATTTTGTTTTGATTTATTATAGTTTGCACAAAAGTATAATTTTTATTGTTTTGCAAATGTGATATATCAGCATCAGGGACTTCAGCAATGTTTATGAATGTTGCAAGGCTACTGTTTCTATCAGGACTAGCCGATTTAAACATTTCTAGAAACATAGCGACATCTATTACAGGAGACCATTGTTCTGTTGTATCAGACCCATAACTTTTATGTATGTTAGCAAAAAATGATTCTTCTTTGTTATTTATAAAGTTTTTCAGAGTTAGTCTCATACTACCTAGAGTTCCCCTCTCATCATCTGTTTTGACTTTGGCATAACCTGCAATAGTAGCCCAATCAAAGTCCAATATGACGGGAACATACTTTACATCAGTCAATTTTACGGGCTTACCAATACTATTAAAATATATCGAGTGGTACTCGCACAAATCTAAATCTTTAGCTTTCACGATCATCACATTATCAAAATGAAGATCATTGTGATTAAATTTGAACTTTGTTCCCAAGTATAACAGTACATCAAACAATATGTACAAAATTTTAAGGAAATGTACATCACTTGCTTTCAAGTCTGTACTCATAGAGTCTGTATCTAGAATGCAATTTTTCATCGTCTTGCCTTTTATAACAGGTTCGAGAGATACTAAGTGTTTCTTATAAAAGTTTCTGTATATTGGCAATGATACTAACTTATCAAGTACTGATTTGATATAATCATCAGTTTCAGATTCAAATCTGGATCTCAGATAGTCCCAAATCAACATCTTGTTATCCAAGAAGGGTTTTGTTGCTGCATTAGCAGGTGTTTCTATCATTGAAGCAACTTTCCCCACAATGTTAGAATTGATAGAAAAAACACTACTCACAGCACCTTGGGCAATAGGTTTGATACGAACCAAACGCTTATGTTTTTCCTTTTTGTCTATGAACCTTTTGTAAACAGACTTTATAATTTCGAGATGATCCATGTTATATTTATATGATCTTTTTCAATGCGGGTTTGCCCCAATTGTTGCCTTTTTCAACTCTCCATGCACCTTGTCAGCAATATATTCATATGGTTCATATTTAGGCGGAATAACTTTGTTTTGTGGTGGACTTAATTTTGTCGTTAGAGTTAATATTCTAGCTCCTTTGAAAGCCTCTTCATTCATTGTAGCTATCAAATCATAATTGTTGTCATCGCTTTCTTCATCAAGATGTCGTGGTGTTGGAAATGAACTCCATGGTTGGTCCCATTGCATTTTTTCGTTAGGAGTGAAGTAGCGAACTTTTTCGGCAAACGTCTGCAAGTCCTCTTCTTGTTCTACCTTTTCAACAAGAGCGTTATTCAGAGGAAACTTATAAAAAATGTTCTGTTTCTGATCAGGTGTACATCCCTTTTGTATACACGTTGTTATGCATGAAGGATTGGTTATCGTTATCATTTTTTGTTCATCAATGGGAGGCGTTTTAGCATTTTTGGTGGCCGCTATTTCCATTAGTTCCGCCATTTCGTCGATTAGATTTTTTAAAGGAATATTAATTGGCTGACACACTTCTCCACCTATCTGCGCAACACCTTCTTGTACTATTGGTAAATCCAGGCCGACACCAAATCCATGAATAAATTCTAGATATCCAATTTCGCTTTGTAGTCCAACTTCCTTGGAACATTTGTTGGCACTAGGATCAACCTGAAGCAACAAATCAATGAGTTGTTGGCGATCAGCTTCTAATCCAAGTTTGTATCTTTGTCTTCTCTCAGAGTCTGTTTCCTCTTTGGGTTCTTTGGGTTTTCTAGCAGACTCAAACTTGAAAAGTGGAGGCTCAAAATACTGATTTGCAACTATCATCATTTCAAATAATGAGTGATCTCTTGCTACATACATCCATGTAATACACGCTAGGGTCATAATCTTAAGATCGACCCCAAATATTTCGGCAACGTTCAACATGAACTCTAAGGTACCAGATGGGCCCAAGATTACATATCTACCAAGATCATCTGCTAACTGTTTGTATATGCTAGTATGATTGATATGTGCAGACATGAACCCACACTCCCATGGCAACTTTTTTAGTATTGTACCATCAACTTCATACAAGTCTGTAATGAAATACTCGTTACCATGCATGTCGATCATCAAATTACTCATCTGTTTGATATATTCCTCTTCTCTACCAGACAATGGTGGCACTATCATCTCCGGTGTGAGGCGCACATCCTTCAAATCCAATATCCATTCATATAGCCAGCGTTTACTTCTATCACGTGGGAATAAACGTTCCATATGAAGCGTCATGCTGTCTGCCATATTAGTTGATTGAGTCATTGCGTGGCAAAATGTAGGATATGGTCTCATCTCTTTGACATAATTCCTAGTTCCTTCTGAATATTCCAATATCTTCGAACCTTTTATATTGAATCGTTGCCTAATGTGGTCCATTCGCATATCCAAGATACCATTGTCTAACAATGCAGATGGCGAATTGCTAACATTCGTTTGAGCGTCTGCCATAGGAACACTACCTGTAGCTGGAGGTGGTGCTGCCGCCGCAGCTGCGCCATTCGTCTGAGCATCATCTTCCATAAAATCATTACCTTTATCAGAAGGTAGTGCTGCCGCAGCTGCACCATTCGCTCGAGCGTCTGCCATATCAGCATTACCTGAAGTCGGTCGTGCTGCCGCCACAGGCTCTGGCGGCGGTGTTAGTTTGCACGTTTTGACTTTAGTTCTGCGCTTGTTATCTTTCTTCTGTTTTCCATAATCATCGTATACACACCACAACATGTGACAACAAGATCTAGAAAACAACATGATATGTGTAAGAAGTTCTCGAATATTGGCATCTTTGCTTGTCAACAATTCTTGAAACTGTGATGGATGCAGCAAGCCATTCATTTTCACAAAGGCTGCATCTTGGAAATGTCGTTGAAGAACTATATTGTGTATTTGATCTAATGTAGGGGTGTCCCCTCCTACCAGTTTAGCCCAATAGTTCGTATAGCATTTTACAGAGAATATAGCTACTTTATTAAGATATTGTTGTAAAGTCGACCTAATAACTACGCTATCGGCTATAGCGTGAAACACGCTACATGGCTCAGGGGGTGGTGTTGCAGCAGCCATTATTACACTTTGATGTGAAAATAATTATTGTATCAGACATCACAACGACGAAAAAATGAAACAAAAGTATATCATCTTTTGCATACATAAACCATGGCTTCAATCATCGCAAAAGCAGCTGAGTTTGGGCAGTCTATCGACATCTCAAAAGATGCGTTAGCTGCCATCAAAAGTGACTATGCGAACTGGCTAATCCCTGGCAGGGTAATGTGCGGTCCTTATCCAGGTTTGGATGGTGTAAACTTCCCTGATGAGGATGCAGCAGCAGAACATTTGAAGAAGCTTCTACAAGATGGCATAGATACGTTTGTTTGCCTTCAAGAAGAGATATTACAACTTGAACAAGCCCAACCACATCCATACTTTCCAACCTACAAAAACTATTCTAAAACGTTGCGTGAAAAGCTTCAAGCAAACAACATTGCTTTCTTACATTTCCCCATCAAAGACCAATGTTGTCCAGAAAAAAAGGTATTTGTCGATCATATGGCTTTGTTATGTGATGCTTACATGAAAGGTCGAAAGATATACATCCATTGTGCTGGAGGTCACGGTCGAACGGGTTTATATGCATCGTGTCTCCTGCTTTGTTTGATGCGTATGAAGAGCATTGATGCTGAATACACAATGCAATATGTGCAATACGTTCACGACATGCGTCGCCAGGGGGATAAAAGATGTCGCAACATGTTGTTCGTTCGATCTCCCAACAGCAACGAACAAAGAGAATTTGTCAAGGAGTTTGCAAACTTTCTAAAGTTCTTATGAATAGCTAGGGATTTTTTTCAGTTAAAAAATGAACTATAATACAATGTTTGCCTGAAAACATGGCAATTACCGTAAAAGATGCGATTGCGTCTATACCAACAACTTGGCGTCAAGTGCTAACCAACATGAATATCAATGTCGAACTTCCTGATGATGATACGTTTAACGCTTTCAAACACTTTGATGTTGACGAAACAAAAGCAGTTGTCATTAGTTCAGATCCGCTGTGCAAATCCGATCTAGAAAACGTAAGCTTCCCCATATCAGGTCCTGATATTTATACAGATCTTGCTAGACGTCATTACGTCTTGATTTTGAATCGACAACACAACTTTACGGAAGACGTTGTTATCTATCTTTTAGAAAACAAAAATCATATAGTTTACTTTAATTTGTGTGACTACTCGATCCCTTCAACTGAGTGCAATTGTATTCTAAAATCTTTTGATATATCAGCATGCAATGAATACCTAATGAAACACAGTATCCCTAGACTATCCATTAATAATCAATACATTCTACCATACCATAAAAGATCCATGCCTATTCCTATACCAAAAAGAAATAACAATAGATAAATCTAAGTCCAGACTTTAAAGACAAAACGGTTTTTTATTCAACAACATGGCTTCGACAGCTATGCCGTCATTATTACGTGCTTATGCAATAATTCTAAACATAACCTAGGTTATAATTAAATTACAAGGTGATGATCCGTGCACAAGACATTAAGAAGATTAAGACTACCATACCATAAAAGATCCATGCCCATTCCGATACCAAAAAGAAATAACAATAGATAAATGTTCAGGGTTCTAAGTCCAGACTTCAAAGACAACACGGTTTTTATTCAAGGAGCAAGATCTAAAGATGCTGACGACAATATAGCATCACTCGTGTTTCAAAACTATGATGATGACACCAAATTGACATATAATATGGCTTCGATAGCTATGAGGGACAGCTTTGGAACAAGTAACGACAATGGATTTGGCGATCTCTTGTTTCTAACAAGTTCGAATGAAAGGATGAGGGTCAAGTACAATGGAAACATCGGTATAGGAACATCCAATCCTATATGCTCGCTAGACGTAAACGGAATGATCAGGGCTTCTTCTATTACGCTTTCAGGAGGTCTCACTCCCATGGACAATGTCTTGAGCACATCTTCTTTCAACTTGACTATCTTGGATGGATCCAACACATCTACTGTTGCGTCAATTTACGCCGACGGAGCACCAGCTATACCAAACAGTAATTTGAGTTGTTGGAGATTTGTCAACGATGCCACAGGCAAAAAGATCAATTGGTATTACATGTTTAACGGATCCAATGCAAACACTACATATAGATACAAAAACTTATCTACCTTTTACTACAAGGTTCGCTACAACAAAGTGCCTACCAGCACTAGCAAGATGCCATTTGTAACTATGTACGATTACCCCATCGGTGATGGTAAAGACGGTGCATCTTGGTATCGTCACCGTGTAAACTATCTAGGATTTCCGGATATGAATATTGAACTTAACAAGGATTATTTGTACTATGTAGGTGCTGATCCAGCAACCAAAGGTTTTATGAACATCACCGCTGACAAAAAGATTAACGTAGCCTTCTCCAATGTATTTGGTGCCTATGTGGGTCCATCAAACGATACAGGAATCAACGGCAATGACATCTTGAAAATGATCGCCGTCAACACTAATTCGGCCGAAGCTGTAAACAGTATAGACTTCAACCTGTTAGAAGTTGGTTATCGAATCGGGCCGCAATTGACCAGATACGCAACATATTATACAACTTAATATCATAAGATGATCTTTGACATAATATCAATTATGCTCATAGGAGCGTTTGTATTGCCTTGGGTATTGTATTTTAATACTCAACAAATATTCTTTGCCGCCTTGGGAGTTGCAGCTCCATTGATAGATTTGTCAACTGCGGTAATCAAGCGATTGACTGGGCATTACGATTTTGGTAAACGACCAGATGGCGCTTGTGGATGCGATATCTTTTGCGTCGGTCCGAACGTATCCGGGAGACCTGGGTTTCCATCTGGTCACGCTACCGTATCTACCTTTGTGTCTGCGGTATTATGTTGGTGGTATCCCGACGCTACCGTGTATGGAGTGGTATATGTACTACTAACATGCATCGCGAGGTATGCTAAAAAATGTCATTCTGTATTGCAGTTAATCGTTGGAGTTATTTATGGCCTGCTGGCGGCGTACGCATTCATAACAATATATAAAGTATATATACATGGGACACGGCCTTAGCAGACAGGCAACATTCGAACAATCTCTATCCATGTTGGTGAACAATTATACATGTACGATAGAAAGCGAAGGATTATATATTGTGTCAATTTACGATGTTATTTCTATTGAAAAAAGAAACCTATTAGTAGATTTATTTCGAACATATGGAATCAGAGGATACATCTATGAGTACTCTACCAATGACGACAATCATTTGTACAACACCTCTATAGTACGTGTTTGTCTAGACAAGACTTATCAATACCTAAAAACACATATTCGCCAAACACGAGACCAAAACACTAAATGGCTCGCTCCGTGATTAACACAAAGGGTATATAGTTTGAGCTAGGTTCACATATGATGCCCATGCAATCAATGGGAATGTGTAGATCTTGAGGTTATTTGGAGTTGAGAAACATAGCAAGAAGCTCAAAAAGAGTGTGACAAGATTCAAGATGGCCGCGGTTTTACTTTGCTTGAGACCTAAAGTCATGAAAGGGTAAGCTAGACAGAATATAATAACAAACACGACAACCCACGAAACATAATTACGTTGGCTCCATAAGAAATAATGCAGTGCTCCTAGAAGACCTAAGATAACTATCCATACAAATGCTATCACGTATCCGGGAGGAAGCATAGGAATACTTTTTGAAGATGTGTTCCATCTCATGCCGAAGATAAGACCATTAAGAAGCATGGCGCCGATGATAGGTATTATCACATGTAAGAGTAGGGTGGACATTATTAATATAAACTAGGGTTTATATCAAAAGAATCAGCTGCCAAGCGCCAATTCAGCATTTAAAAGGCAAACTCTCGTAGATTTTTGCAACATGGCGCGTGTCTGGACCAGATCCGAGGTCTCTTTCGCCAAGCATCAGTTCAACAATGGCGATAGCATTCACAACATAGCTTTGGCGTTGAACAGAGATACTCTGGATGTGTACTTTAAGATAAGAGACAGTGTGGTTGATATCAGGGCCTACTCACCTAATGTTCAGTATACCCCACAAAAAACATCTTATCGCTTTTATTTTATGATTGTCATTATAACTATAGTAGTTTTGATGGCATTAGATTGCTTAACCACACAATGACATCAATTAGAAACGTTGAATACGATGATAAGCATCATTACGTGTCACGACCACAATCTCTTCATACCTAGGAATTACCCCATGGATGAGTTCTTTTTGGAAAACTTCTGAATAGACAAGTTTATCATCGCGATACTTTTCTACCCTGACCTTTATTGGAAAAATGCCATCGTATTCTTCTATGTTCACTTTTATGTCAATACGAGGAAAGCAAGTTTGAAAATCTAGCTTTGTTTGTTCTAGCCAATTCTTGTGCCTATCATCATTGATTGTTTGTTGAATATAAAGTTCGTTATAGATCAACCTTTCCGTATAACATCGTTCTATGATTTTACGTTTTTCTTTTATAGTTTTGTTAGTACATATATTGTATGATTCTCTAAACGTTTTCGAACCGTCACCACATGAAGCAAGTCTATGATAGATAGGATGTTGTGCTGACTCTTTCTTGAAATACGTAATACCTTTAATGAATTGCTCGAAAACAAGAGTTATTTGTTGTGGACTATTCTTAGGCATCATGAGAATGTTGAAAATCTTATCGTGAATACTCCGTTCTTTGCAAGACAATAGAAGGTGCTTTAGCTTAAGTAATGTCGAGTAGTGCTGATTTTTGAAAGCTTCAATTTCTATTGGTGACGCACGTTTCAATTCTTCAAAGAATTTGTTAGATGACTTCGTAATGTTAGAATCTTTTATTCCTAGTGTAATCGATTTAACACTAGCAAACAAATCCCAAAGCCGTGCATCCATTGTCTTATAACTTATCACACATCTTAAATGCATGCAATTGATACGATAATCTGTTGCAAAACCTGGAAATTTTTTTGCTTTCACAGTTCAAAATTTGTGAACAACCCACGATATTATTGTAACCATGGCGCAACGAGTCGTATTCGTACGAACGTTGGGGGCAAAGTATACGGATGCCGGTGCCAACATGCACGTCATCGCCATGAAGGCACATATCTTCACGGTATGTGTCAGAAAACTCAAAAACAACCGAGAAATCACCAAACCACCAAAGTCTATCAGGAAGAAGATAGCCAAGGAGGATGAAGACGCCATAACATCATGGGAAGATGTCAAGAGCGTGTTCTCTGACACAACTACGTCAAAGCTTGTCAAACTAATGCTGGACAACGACATTGAGCCTCTCAAGTGCTCTGAGGCTGAGCTACGAACGTTTGTGTTTGAGAAACTTACGACATCTCAAAAAATACAAACAAGCACAAAGCTCATCTCTACGCTCCGTGGATTGTTCCGCAAGATAGGCAGAGAGCACTCTTGGGAGCATCGTCAGGATATCCTGTGGAATTACGAAAATATTGGTAATTCAGGGAATCCAGTCACGCGCGCAACACAAGACGCTCTTGTGAACAAGACCAAAAAACGTGCCAGGGAAGAAGACACCGATCCTCGATCTGACAAGCATTCGGCGCCTGTATCTGCCCCTACAGGCTTCATCGTGGTCATCCATTTCCTCGCGCAACTCTTCAAGAAGCTGCAAAGGTTCACCAACGATAGTCGTCCTATCGTAAACCTTGCCAATTTGGTGATGTTGTATGGTGTTCTACTGCACGAAGCTTGCCGCCCAGGTGATGTTACGGCTCATATGACATATTCGGACATATACTTCCCCTTGCACGAGCCAGTTTCCATATTGGCGTTTGTGCTCATGTCACCAGATACGATCCGCTTTCTGGTTACGAACAATATACTAACGCACTATGTTATCAGATCATACAAAGGCAAGCAGCAACGTGCTTTGCTTCCTCGCCTCAAAGCAGTAGTACCTTATCCACACAATGCTATAGACCTACCTATGATTATGATCACGGCTTTGAAGTGCATCTTCTATGCCAAGACAAAAGGATCTCACCCAGATAACGAGTTGTCTACGAAAATATTCAAAGACAAGCTTAATACCACTGCATTACGAGCAAGACAATCGAACATGAAAAACTTTACGTTCTATTCTTTCCGATATGGAGCAGCCGAAGAGGACAAGAAGTACTCTATCGACCCAGCTTGGACTCGAAAGCGGATGGGACACACTCCCGTTTCGAACATGAAAGACAAGTACGCAGCTAACAAAAACTCTCGAGTTGCTATCGACGATGATGAGTTGCCACTTGGTATTGACGTTGAAGCAACCCCATCTGACAACATTACGATCAAGTTGGAGATGAGAACAATCGAGTCATCAGGCTTGGTTTACAACACAGACTGGTTGGATAAAGCCTTTACAACTAATACGACAGCTCGCAAGGACTTTGAAGATGCGGCCAAGCTAGCCGATGCCTTCTTGAAAGATCCTACAACAAACATCATGGACTACTTCAACGCATCCCATACGTCTATAGAACAGCTTACAGATACTCCGATGGGCTTCCATATTGCGTTCAAGGAAGGTATGGTTCCAGGCAGCCTTGACAAACTCTATCAAGATGCCAAAGCGATAATAGGCGACACTTCTGAAACTCCTTCATATACCCCCGAGCTGTGGTCATTTCCTCAGATTCTCTATGGAAATTGGAGAGGTCTGTTGAACAAAGACATCATGCCAGCCCCTCGCGTTGTGAAACAGCAGAAACCTGCTGCGCCTACACCGACTCCAGAACCCACTACCCATTCAGAACCGGATCCTGAATCAGAGTCCGAGTCAGATGAAGAATGGGACGATGGATTCATCTTGAGCGATATTGAGCCTGGTAACTACGTTGTGATCTATTGCTCTACTCCAAAAGACAAGAGCAGTCTGAAGATTGGTGATGACCGATACATATGGTTGGCAAAGTGTGTGAACATCAAGTTTATGAAAACAAAGACGGTGATGACAGCTCGTTTGATGTTCAACAAAGAGCACAATCCTCTGTTGACAATGCAAGAGAACAAGAAAACTGAATCGATAACTATTACGCCCCGTTCAGTGATCAACGTGTACTGTGACGAGGTGTTGACCAAGCTGGAGCAAAGTGACCTCGATGAGTTGAACGAGTTCTTGGATCGCCATGACTGAGTATTGTTTTTATGATTGTTGTCCTATAAACCGCATGCATTAAACATGCAATGTTATTGCAACAATTTTAAAAAATCGTTAACGAATTTTTAAAAAGCACATTGTCATATTATCAATACAAATTCAAAACTTGTAATGCTCTTGTTAGATTTTAAAAGCTCGTTAACGAGCTTTTAAAAAGAAAGGAGTTTGTACAAAGAAGTGTATAAGCTCAATATTAAAGGTTGTACGGAACTTGACCTATAGACTTAGCAAAGCACCCAAACAACAAGGTGGATATTACATAGCATTAGCGCCCACTTAAAACTTTAAAACACTCTTATAAACATGACTAACAAAGAAGAAGTAGATGCTCTATTCAGGGACGTAAAAACATATAACAAATACAACAATACGTTTCAGGATATTCTCAAGCTTATTAACTCTTCTGATTACCAAGATATCTTTACGAACACAACATGGATCAAGCCATACTTTGGCCAATACACAAAGGGAACTGCTGAACTCAAGTTGAAATTCGTAAAAAGCCTAGGGGACAGATTGCAAATCAAGCACAATCTCGATGCTTTGTATGAAGAGTCATTAGTAAACCCAGGAAATCAGCCCAAGAAAATATCAATAAAAGTGAAGCATGATGACGACAATAGCAGTGTGTGTAGCGAGATGACAAACCCTATGGAAGACATGACAACCATAGGAAATGATATCATCGCACATTTACACGTTATTGAACATAGAGTAAATTCACTGATGCAAGTAAATACACTTTTGTGGGATGCAGTCCCAGACGAAAAAAAGGAAGCTATCCGTAAAGAGTACTATGCTTTATTGCAAGGACAATAAGTAGGGGGTATATTTATCCATTTATAAACATTCTTTTGCTGATTAGTGCTCGTTCCCATCAAATGAGCAGTATTCTCCACATCATTCTCTGATCGATTATTAAAGTCTATTTGTGTCGATATGAAAACATGACGCCATATGCTTACGCCCATTTTTCTGCCAAATAGTTGATTAAACGTTCTGATCACGTATTTGGAATAAGCAGTGTTGTTGTACGGTTTCCCATTACGATCTGTAAAAAGATACTCTCGAGGATATCTCTTCATGGAGTCTCTCAATATTTCCACAAGTTCTTTATTGAGGTCTTCCCTGATTCCATCTTTGAAAAACTTTTTGGTTTTGAATGAATTCAGTTGTAGATGTGGGTCTGATCCTAAACATATAAAATTAGTCTTGGCCGTCATACCGTCTTTCATGAAGACCTTCACGTTTCCAAGATCAGCACGTTTCGGAAGTATGTGCACAAACATGTTCAAAAGTATGTAGCCTTTGTGGGATTTGAACGAACTATGAGCTGTGGGTTTGATTTCCGCTATCTTGTTCTTTATATCATCCATCGTAACAATATTTTCTAGCTTGTTTGGAGGCGCCATGTTGTTCTTGTATTCTGAGTTTATCTGGTTCTTGAGCTCTGTAAAGTATTTGTTCCATATATTGTAAGCAGCTCTATACTTTTGCTTTTGCTCGGCAGTGAATACCTTCATAATCACGGTAACCAGATTCTTGATCGTCTTTGGATTCTTGTTGGGAGTGGCAAGCAAAGGATAAAGTGTCTTTGGATGTTTCAAGATGTATTTTGTATCTGACTGACCTGTTAGTGTCTTGACCGTATTCCACCTTGAAAGATAATTGCGCCTACTACTTTCTGCAACATCGTCGAACATTTTCATTACTATCTACTATGAATTATTTAAGTAACTTGAAACCAGTTCCATGAACCCACTGCTTGAAGGCGTCAAGATAGATCCGTGTATTACTTTTGGTTCAACTTTACGATTATACAGTATTATTCCAACTACTCCAACTATCAATATCAACAGTACTATCAACATTAGTTTATGCAATATGTTATTACGCCATGTCTTATAAAAACATCGACCTAATATCCGCTGGATCTAATGTGTTCAGAGTGTGGCAAATCTGGGGATCATTCAGAGCTTCTGAAATAATGTTCATTTTCTTGTTCTGTATGTCAATCATTCGTTCTTCTATGGTTCCTTCAACAATCAACCTAAAACACTTGACGATGTGTTCTTGTCCAAGTCTGTGAGATCGGCATATCGCCTGTAATTCGTGCGTTGGATTCCATGTGGGGCTGGTAATATAAACCCTAGTGGCACACTGAAGGTTTAAACCGATGCCTCCTGCCTGAATCTGAATGACCAAAGCATTAATCCCTGATGTTTTGAAATTGTACAGGGTTGTCTCGCGGCGCTCTTTGGTCATAGTGCCATCGTACTTTAACGCACATATACCAAATCTATCAAGCGATGCAAGCATCAACTCGATCTCTTTCGTCCACATGCAAAAAATAATGGATTTCTCATTCAAGTTATCGCGAATATCATTGCATATATATGTGAACTTTGTAGACTCTTCAATGTTTTCTTTTCGTTTCTTGCTCAACAGCGCATAATGACAGCAAGCTTGTCTACATCTCAAGATGCCTTGCAAGGCCTCTGTATATAGTTTGCAACCTTCTGTGGTATGCTCAATGCGCGTCTTGAACTCGTCTTTGACTTTGTCGTAGATTTGTTGCTCGCATGGTAGCAAGAACTGTAGTCTGACAACCTCGCTCATCAACTTTGGTAGCTTGAACCTTGGGTTTCGTTCTCCTTCGCCAGTCAACGTTCTTCTTAGCATCTTCTCTTCCATGAACTGTTCGATGTTCTTGTCTCCATAACCAATCCACGATGCCAGCGTCTGAATGTCCTTCATCGAGTTTTGGACGGGCGTAGCAGATAGTACCCACTTTATGTGTGCAGTGAGCATATTGATGTTTTTGAAAGTTGTACCATTCTGGTTTTTTATAGCGTGCCCTTCGTCAAGGATGATACGTCCCCATTGTGTGTTCAACAATATCATAGGCACTACACCTTTTTTCTTTTTGGGTGTAAATATGCTGTATGCACACAGAACTACAGCAGTACCGTCGGGTACTTGGCGTAAGGGACAGTCACCTCCTATGATCAATGGTGTGATGCCACCAAAGGTTGATAGGATGTCGCGCCATTGGTGCAATGTAGATACGACCGTAACTATCAACGTGGGAGATTGAACATTGGCTCTTAGCAAACACGTAGTCATGTACGTCTTGCCACATCCACAATCATCTGCGAGAAGACCTCCTTTGCATGAAACGTCCATTAGTTCTTTTTCGAGCATCCATTGGACGCCAGTGTGTTGATGATTTCCGAGAAGACGGCCTTTGATCTTGTCCAATCCTTGCTTGTATGCTTTCGAAACAGACATTGCTTTGTCAAGCTATGTTTTTTACATTGCTTTGTCAAGCTATGTTTTTCACATTGCTTTGTCAAGCTATGTTTTTACATTGCTTCATACAACTTTGATACTATTAAATGTTTGCAATCTGCTGGTAAATGTTCCAGTGAACCAACATCAGACGTTGAGTTCATCAAACGATTCATGATCAGCAATTGTGGTAGTAGATATGCCGATAAATATGCCAATCCATCATTAACGTAGCCTAAACCTGCTTGATACAACCTAAGCGTCACCATAAGTTCTGCCATAAGTATGATTGACTTTATATGACCGTCAACTTCTTCTGGCAAAACACGCACACCATCGTGTAAATTATATTGTTCTAGCATAGACGCTGCCAAAAGGAAACGTCCAGTCGCTAAATACACTCGTACTTGCTTTAGCTGAATGATATAAACAATCGCGTGCATATGCATTTTGCGTTTGTCTGGATCTCCAGCCTTTTTACTGTGCATTGCACTACTGACCAGTAAATTTACCAGTTATGCTAGAATGTCGAGACTGTGGAGGCTCCAACATAATTGAAGATTACAAAGACGGCAGTATGGTTTGCACAGCATGTGGATTGGTAGTATCCAACTTTTTGATAGATGATAGACCAACTTTCGGAAGCTACAATGATATAATCTATGATAATGACATCAACAGCGTTTTATCGGCGTTGGATATAGACTCTATAGAAATCGAACAAATGGCATCGGACATATTGGCATCGTCAAGTCGACGTAGCAAAGTACAGAAAGCATTTGCTGTATACGAGGCTTGTTGCCATCATAAACTATTACGAATCACAAAAGAACTTGTTTGTGCGGCATTTCAGATAGAACTCAAAACGCTGTTGCAATTTCTTACCAAAAACACACAGCGTTCAAGAATCGTATCACACAATATCAACGAAAGACTGGCAAAGCTTGCTGCGAACATTATAGACAATCCAAAGCTACGAATGAAAGCGATCAACGCCGCAGCAAGAATAGAGGTATCTCTTCAGAACAACCATGAGTACATGACCAAAAAGCCTTCTAAAATGGACTCTGTTATCTTGTTTTATGTTTGTACCGATGTTCTCAATATGAAGTTGAACAAAAAAGACTACATCAACAGTATATCGATATCACCAACTACATTTAATCGCCATGTCAAATTACTACGTTCTTGTAAATTTACCACCAACTGAGAGCTAACCACAGTTTCATAAAACCTATTTAAACAGTTCGAGCTCTCCAATCAAACATGGCGCCTTTAACACAATACATCATCGATGGTAGAGATATAGAAACAAACATAGCAAAAACATTTGGGTCATATGAAGCAAGGATTACCACAATTACTTCCTTTATGGAGACAAGTGTCGATATATCCGTACAAAACTTTGTTGACATATCACTAACAGAATGGACTAAAATCATCAAGATAGTGGACAAACCTTTGAATATACGAGTACCTGGAACTCGTAAGAACAGCAAAAGAAAACACAAATCCTTCTACAACTCCATATCTATACATTACAAGACCGCTACTAATCGTACGATATGTGCGAAGATGTTTCGTACTGGATTTCATATTACAGGCTGCAAAGATTTTGAGGAATGCATCGCCGCCGCCGATGTTATGACACAAGTCATCGCTTTAGTGCACGGTACAAACGTATTTGTTACTTCTGGGTCTATTCAGATGGTGAACATCGTGTTGAATCTTAGAAGAATTTTAAAACTAGAAGAAATGTATAACTCACTTACTGATTCATCGCTAAACTGTATATATGATCGTGAGGTATATTGCGGACTCCGTGTCAAGATACCATCGAACGACAGAACGTGCACAGCTATCTTTTTCCCGAGCGGCAAAGCCATCCTGGCAGGCATACGGGCATGCGATGACATCGCAAGAATTTACCAGTCAATACACCACCAAATTCACTAGTCAATACAAGCCCAACACGACTACTATCAAGTGCTGTGCCCCATCACTACTGTCAAGTCGCAACATGACTACACAAAAGTCACTCTCGGTCAAGTGTCATGTCATCTGCAAAAGCACTGGGAAGCAGTGTTGCAACTCATCAAAGAGCGGCGGGAACGTCTGCGGAATCCACCACAAGCACATCGAGGAATGCGCTATATGCCTTGACGTCATGGGACTTCGAGGACGCTTGAAGCTAGGTTGCGGCCACACATTACATGTTAGATGTCTCACACAGTGGGCCCAGCAAGGCAAAGACACCTGTCCGTTGTGCAGGCAGCCTATGGATGTAGATTCACTGATGGCTGTGAACAAAGGCACGATAGATTACATAGGAAGAGTTATATACTCATTGCCTTCAGCCCAGCGAAACTTTATGTTGACAAATTTGATGCATCTATTAGATGAGACTCTGAGACATGTAGTATCTACACCTGTAGGCCAGCTTGGTGTGTATGAAGATCGGTCTCCATAATCATTATCTGATCATATAGATTCATGAATTTATCAATCGTGTAAACCGTACGAAACCCGAATGACTGATACCACTCGGCTAATCGCGGTGTATTCGTCCATAAGTACAACTTGTTAACATTGAGTTTAGTCGTTAACATAGCATTTATCAGTTGCGTAGCATAACCTTTTCCTCTATGCTCTTTGACTACTACTACATTGGCCAACCAAGGCCAGTATTGATGCAGCAGTCGATTCCAAGGGGATCCCAAATCGTCCATTTCCATGTTGCACACTCCTATTAACTCGTCTCCTTTACGAGCAACCAGACAAGGCATTTTATTGACCCCTAGATGAATACGGCGCAAACTATACAGTAGGTCGTCTTTATCTGACATACCAAAACAAGCAATATAGTTGTCAGAAAACTCACTCCATAACAAATCGACAACTTGTTCTAACAAATGATCACAATTACATAATGGTTCAATAATTACGGTCATGTTTAATTTATCATATAAGAATTGGACGCAAAAACTCAAACAATGTATCAGAGTGAGTTGTTACCTTTAGCAATGCTGCAGATATCCTCTGCAAAACATAGTCTGACAAACTCTTACACTGCTTTTAACTTCATGATGTTGATTATAGCCACATTGTTGAGAAAACGTGAATGGTGGCCCGTTATATTTAGCAATACATTATCATTGAATGTATTGTTTTATATCTCGGGGACGTTGATAGATACAACCTTTTTCCAAAGAATGAGAGAGTTTCATGATGTCTCAATGTCCACGTTCATCGTAGGTGACATCGCATTTCACTTACTACCTAGTACATACTTGATATGGAGTGTTGTCCAACAAAAGCAAAAATGGATAGAAATATACAAAACCTTTCCTGAGCTACAATATTCGGGATTATACAGTTTGTTCATCAATCTGATGTGGGCACTTCTGTATGACTTTGATTTGAACAAAGTGTATGTACCACAACATGTTCACATTTGGTATATATCTTGGATGATAGTAGCAATGTCACATCTGAGCATTGGATATATGTTGCATCATGTGGTTTCACAATAAATATTACGCTTGAAACAAAACTATTTCTTACATTATAATTAAAATGTCGGTATTTGGTTATTTTGAAATAGCGAATGCTGGGAATACTCGTTTCACTGACGCCGCCGACGGAGACATGGTGGTTTATACTGATACAAGCAACCAGAGCATTTGTTTTGGCGTAAAGCAAGGCAGTAACTCGAGTTTCAAGGTAACCAACTCAAACGTCAACATATCAGGTGATATTGTTATGACTGGGGGCTTTGCACCGAAAGGTATACGTATCTTGAAGACCCAACCCAATACTGTTCCTACTAATGTTACTTCAGTAGTGTCTACTATTCCAGGCTTGAGCACTGGTGGTGCAGTTTACGGTCTGTCACTTTCAAACTCTCAAACAGGTTACGTGTTCTATGGAGCAACTAGTTCGAATCTTCTGACATTAACGTCAAATGCGCAACTACAAGCATCATCTAATGATACAGTCACTACTCCAGCTTATTCATGGCAAGGCGACTCAAACACGGGTATGTACCATGCTTCTCTAAGAAACATCGGGTTTGCTTGTGCTGGATCTAATATTTTGTCATTGAGCGCCAGCAATGTGACCGTGAATGGCTCATTGAATGCCACAACCCTTCAACAACAAGGCTCTAACCTCAACACAATATTTGCCTTGTCAAACCACGATGCGGGCGCTATCACTACAGGAACATTAGCTGCAGCCAGACTGCCCAATATCGATGCGTCTTTGATAACTACTGGAACACTAGCAGCTGCTCGTCTACCTGCTAATATCTCATCCGCAATACCAACTTTTACAACTTCTAATGTGACCGTGAATGGTACTGTAAATGCTGGTACATACCAGCAAAGTGGTATCATTTATCCTAGAGTGACTGTAATGAATTGCACATCTGTTTCCAATGCAGAGCCTCCTACTGTATCATGTTCAACTACATATGGCAGCATATCGAGTTCTGGCACTTACCCCTTCAATACAATTCAAGAAAATGATCTAAATATATCTCTAACTAACAGTACATTTACTTTACCAGCAGGGACGTACGAGATCACAGCACATTTGCCAATTATAGGTACTACCACTGGGAGAATGAGAGTTTCGCTTCTGAACGCTGGTACCAACACAATACAAAGGATTGGAACTACTTTGTGGAACGGACTATACTCTACTTCTACACAAGTACAACTTATGGGTCTTATTTACACTAAGTTCACCATTGCTAGCTCAACAACTTATAGATTTATAGTAACCGGTCCTGGTTCATTTACTCCAGGCTATGGTGCATACGATACTAATATTGGCGACAACATTTTTTCGACATGCATCATCAAACAGCTAGCATAAAATCATCCTACCAAATTACATCGTAAAATATGTATTCTTCTTCCCAGCATAAACACAATCTGTCTCATACCGCTAGTTTACATACAATAATTTGGAACTGAATACATAGCAAATTACTGTTACTTCTTCTGGATACGTCAATAACTCAGGTAATAATTATGTCGCAATTACATGAGTTCAACTGGAGAAAGGTATATTAACAACACCTTCTGAATTTAAACCCAATTGAATTGCAATTTTGCTGCACAGCTGCAAATTGCTTTCTAAATTGAGATGCTCTCATGAGAGCGGTTCCTTGGCCGAACACTAGGAACATGGGCCCTAGTCGGATATAAAACAGAATATATACCAACAGAAATGATGCAAACGCTATACTAGAATTAAGTGCAGAATTGTAAACAATCACTTATATTCTTAAAGTAAATCGCATGCTCTACTGAGCATTGGATGTTCTTTTTCTTTTGAGGCTTGATACAAACATACAGTAGCCGCTGTACTTGCTGCAAGCATTACAACAATAGGTTTCTTTGGCGGAGGTGGTGAGGACACGCACGTTCTGATCATGTGTATTTAGTACACAGATATATGTTTATATGTCTAAAACTTTGAATGCTCCTGACTTGACTTGAGAAGATGTCATGGCTTGCTTGTTGACATGGCACATGCATCTGATTTTCAAGTCATAAACAGGTGGATACACGGGGGTATATGTTGTACACTCATCGCGGGGTTACTGCTCAATGGACATAGTTGTGAGTGTGCTTGTATTTCGCAAGTGCATAGTGTAAAGAAGAAACATAGGCATCCGGAAAAGGATCACCGGTTGCTCCTATACGTAAAGATCATGTTGATAACATGACTGGCATTTCATAATATCTGTCGTCCATAAATCACAACATTATAATATATGCGTATTATAATTAAATAGAATGGTCAAACCTAAACTCATGCATGGTGGGTATGATTACAATTACAAAGAGGGTGAAGACATAATGTTTTTTCTTAAGAAGCGATTTCCATATTATCCTGCCAATGCAGCACAAGGACTTCCAGCACTCCCAGTTGTAGATCCTGAAATGAAATTATTAGATCACAAACAGAGAGTTTTAGCATTCGGTGAATACGTTTCAAAATATGTTCTAGATGAAACATATAGGGCTGGCTTTAGCGATGCTTTAACTGATATAGAAGAAGATGAAAATAAGCGGTATGATGATTGCTACACTAATTTTGATTACACTCTTCCATATCCTATTTGTTGGTTTAGGTCAATGTGTGTAATTCTATTTTTTGATCAAACATTCCGTAATAACATACTTCTTATGTCAGATGCATTAAAACAACATAGTGACGATGGCGTAGGCAACAAACTTTTATTCGCCCTTCGCAGATTTGTGTATAAAACTGCATACTATTTTGGAGTCAAAATGTTGTACAAATTGCAAGACACGAATTGGAATTGGGAGAGCAACAAGCATTTAGCTTTGATGTACATGCGACATGAAGTCTTGCCTTCAACTGTAGGAAATACTTTAACATACAGCACCGAGGATCATTGGTTGTTTTTTATAGCCTTGCTTCATGCATACAAGCCCGACTTATTCTATGTAAAAGGAATAGAAGGCGGATTGGGTAACAAATATGCATGCAATTTCTTCGCTCATGTCATGCCAGAAATTGCACCCGATATACCAAAATGCGTGATACACAAGATGAAGTTTCACACTGGTTTAGTGAAAACGTTCAAGTTCAAAGACAAATTTCCCCCCTATGTCGTGCTTCATTATGACGAATTTTTGGGTTGGAACTCAACTCATGCAGATCTAGCAATGTTTGTGCGCGTTGAAGATAAAGACAAGGGAATACACAAATCATACACTTTGTCTTCTCTTTTAGTAACGACATACTACACTTTGAAATGGTGGAGACAAAAACCTAGATGTTCACATCAGTTTTCAATCTTTAAGTGCAACCGCAAGTTTTATACATTTGAACCTAAAATGTATATGCATACAAAAATATCAAGAGAAGTTCCCCTTTTCAAGTACATGTTTGGCAACAAAGGCATGTTTCCAGATTTAACTTTCTGGGAGTTCGATTATCATTTGAACAAGAGTATACGCCTGGGTATGTACACAAGGTCGATGTGCTTGTTTACAGAAAAAGAACTTTTACTTTTGAAAGAGCTATCAGAGGCAGTCGTTAAAAGAGACTGGTTGACGGTCATGGCAGCACTGTCATATTTCACCAAGAGCATTAAAATAACGCTGCAAAGACGTCCTGAAAAGTCTTTGTTAGGGCGCACAAAAGTACAACCTATTGACACATCGACCACGTACAAGTTCTGGAATCACATTGATGAATATTCAACAGATTCATTGAGATTGATGTTCTTTATGATTGACCAAACCCCGGTAATTTCAGAAAAAAAACGAAGAGTAGTATTGGGGCAAAAAAATTTAGGATCTCATATAAATTTTGTAGACAAAGAAACAGATATCATCAAAGACGCATGGTTACAATGCATGAACACCACAGATCCTAATCAAATTCTGCTTGTTAGCCCTATAAAAGGGATGCTAAATAGTCAATACGACTTGAAATGCGAATCATTCACAGCACGAAACGCCATTCAAACAGAGACTTTACTAGGTGTTCTTGAAGCTTTGAATGCATTCGTAGGTAAATCAGATGATGCAGTTGGTGGCGCTCCTAATCAGAAGTACATTAAAATGAAAAAGACCAAGAAAACTTACAAAGTAAGAAAAGACAAACATGGTAAAGAGTTTGTCATACAGAACAAACACAAAACTTACCTGTCAAGTATAAAGGGCTCTTACTTTCTAGAGCCGCGCCGAGTCCCACCAAGACCACCCTTAAACTGAACACTATATGGACTTGCTAGACTTCCTGGAGTGAACAGAGGAGTACTGGCTACAGAAGACGCTAAGGTAGATGCTGGGGTTTCTAGGAATGATGCGTCAGAAGACGATGACGCTGACATTGGTCTTGAGGCCGCATTTTGCGGTTTTAAGACTCGTGTTTCGTCTTCTGGTCCTCTATACTCTTCAGCTTGGTTAGCTTTTAAACCTGTCACAGGCTTCAATAATTCATTAAGTTCATTGAACAGTTCGCTGTCCATGAAATGAACATGGCTCATGATACGGATGGATTGCATGATATTGTCCTCATTGTATGGTGGATTGCGTAGACTATTTAGCATGTTTGCTACTTTTGTCAACTTCGTCTGGAATTTGCTTTGTGCTGCATTGCCTTGTGTCGCATTGCCTTGTGTCGCAATGTCTCGTGCAGCAATCAGCTCGTCCAGAGCATTGTATATTTTTTCAACATATTGCAACCTAGCGTTGGCGGCATTAACACCTGGAATCAACAGCGGTGATGGTCTGGGCAAAGATTGAACTGGTGGAGATACAGAAATCGACTGCAGTGATGGTCTGGGCAAAGATTGAACTGGTGGAACTTCAGGACCGACTGGAGGCAGATATTTTTTTCTGTAGTTTTTTGCGTGTTCTGTGAGTTCTTCCACAGATAGTCCCCCAATGTCTGTTACTTTCGCTTCAGTAGTCAGGTAATCCTGAAACCCCTGATTCAGAACACCTTTTGCTTCAACAACTTTTGCTTCAACAACTTTTGCTTCAACACCTTTTGCTTCAACACCTTTTGCTTCATTACCTTTATTGTCGAAGGAGCCCTCTATAAACAGAAACGCACCGTCCAATGGAATTTGAGTCTCATCTTTGAGATAATGCACGGCGGTGGCATTGGCGTTGGCGAAAGGAGCGCTGTTAGCGTTGGCATTCGCGTTGGTGAAAGGAGCTTTGTTAGCGTTCATCTTGTCTTGATGATAGAAATAAAAAGATTATATTCTACGTCATTTTTTCATGAATTGAGCATAATTGTATAAAAACTTTTATCAATCATTGAAATGCCAAGGAAAAATAACTATAATTGCTAATACAACTGCTTTGTTTTTTGCTGGATGTTGCCTATCTGGCAACTAACGTTACATTCTTAGTTAGAGGTTGCTGGATGTTACCTATCTG